TTAAATTACGAAGCCTTTCATTAGTTCGCTGAACTTTTGAGAGGCTTTTTCTTCCATGTTTTTTGTCATGTGTGCATATATGTTCATAGTAGTTTCGATGTCTGTATGCCCTAAACGTTGTTGGATTTCTTTAATACCTACACCAGCCTCAATAAGTAACGATGTATGTGTATGCCTGAATGAATGAGGAGTAATATTTTTTGTTATATTGGATAACTTTATAAGGCGCTTTAATCTATTCTGAACCATTTTAATTACTTCAGGATAGCCGCTTGCTTTTGTAATAATAAAGCCTTGATCTACGTATTTAGGGCGTGTGTATAGCTTTACCTCATTTTGTTTTGCTTTATGGCTTTTTAGCAATTTCATGATACCATGATCCATTTTAATGGTTCTGATAGAACCTTTAGTCTTAGGTGTAAGTAAATGATAGCGCTGGCTATTGTTATCTGGATTATATAACGTCTTGGTTATCTTGATAGTATTGTTTTCAAAGTCTACATCAGTCCACTTTAAAGCCAATAATTCCCCGGCACGCAAACCACTGTATGCTAAAACAGAAAAAAATACATAATCGTTATCTAATCCCTTTTCCTTTGCGACCTGTAAGAAATGTGCTAATTCTTCTTTCTCCAGGTATTTTATAGCCTTCTTATCGTTTTCTATATCTTCTACTGTCTCCACCTTTCTAGGGAGTTTTACGTTATCTGTAGGGTTGAATTTTATTATTTGTAACTCTATAGCCTTTTTAAAAATCATTCTACCTGCTGTATGGATGCCATCAAGTGTATTAAACGCATATCCTTTATCATGTAAATCATTTAAAGCTGTTTGATACATCTTTTTTGTTATATCTTTCATTTTGATGTTTGCGAAAAAGTCGACTAATTTATCCGACTGCTTTTGTCTAACACGTAGGCTACTTATTTTGGTGCTTTTGCTGTAGATGTTAAGCCACTCTTGCACAAAATCTTTAAATAATATGTCAGGTTCATTGATGTAAGTTCCATTAGCTACTTCTTGCTCTATGCTTGCTGCAGCTAATTGGGCTTCTTTTTTTGTTTTAAAACCCCTTACTTTTTTCTGTTTCCTTTTCCCTGTTGCTGGATCAATACCAATCTCAGCGATTAACAACCATTTATAGCCTTGTTTTGTTTCATACTTTTGGAATGAAGCCATTTTATCACCTCAATATAATAAATTAACTATTATAGGCAGGCAGTCCACCTATAATAGTTCATCTTGTCCAAATAACTGATTTATAGCATTAGTAGAATCTTTTTTTCTTTTTAGTTCATTGAATTCAAAATCAATAACCCTAGATATTCTTTCATAAAAATCGAGGTATTCACGGCCGCTTAAAATAACATGTTCATTTGTTTCAGTGTCGGTTATTTGATTTGTACTAGTTGGACTTAAATTTAGGTGATATTCTCCGTTAGTATTAAGAGTCTCCTTATGATAACCCAGACTTTCTAAAAAGCTTTCAAAGAAGTTTAGGTCATCTGAAAGTTTTAGTAGTCCTTTAGCTGTTTTATCGTTAAATAAACTTGGCTCCTTTTCTAAAGCCTCTACACCTCTTTCAGCAATTTTCTGTTCTATTGCTTCATGATTTACAAATAAAAAAGTATCCATAGGAACATTAAGTGCCTTAGCTATATTATTCAGTACTTCAAAGGAAATTTTTCTTTTGCCGTTTTCATATTGGGAAATTGCTTGTTGAGATACTCCTATCATTTCTCCTAATACAAATGCTGAAATTCCTTTCGCCTTTCGAATTTCTTTAATTACCTTACCTATGTTTTCGTGCATGTTGTTTACCCTCCTTGCTTGTATTATATGGAAAAACAATAAACATTACAACTAAATGAAGTAAAAATAAATAAAAACCGTTGACATAACAACTAAATGAGGTATATTATTGTCTTACAACAAGAAAATACAACAAACAGTAGTAAAAACCATCAAAAGTTATGCATATCTATCATATTGAATGTTTTACTTTAAAGAAATTATTAAAAAGGAGGGTGAGTAGTGAATTTAAAATTTGAGTTACCAGATGATACGTTGATAACTTCTCGTTCTGATTTGAAAAGTTTATTACGTGAGTTAAAAGAGGAACTGCAGGAAGACAAAATGCAAGATGATATTTTTACAATTAAGGAAGCTGCTGAATATATGAAAGTAAGTATTCCAACCGTACGATCATTAATAGCTACAAATGAAATACCTTATTTTAAAAGGGGACAAGTTATTCGTTTGAATCGTTGGGATATCCTTGACTGGATGCGTAAGGATAAATAGGAAACTATGAAAATATAAAAAGCTACTAATATTTATTTTGTTGGTCAGATGGTCTATTGCGGACCGAATATAAATGCAATGTTGGAAATGATAGCTGAAAATAGACGGTTGCAACGTCAAACCAAAAAAATGAGGTGAACACATATGAACGGAATATTATCCGCCACAAGAATCATGAAGGCACATGAAATTGTAAAACGATGTGCTGTAGCAAAAAAACACCCTGAGATTTTAGAAGCTATGGAGTTTGAAGCTAAGAAAAGATTGTACGAAATGAACAGAAAATAAGGAGAGTTGGAAACATGCGTGATGTAAGGGATTTAGTATTTGGATTAGATCATGAAGTAGGACAAATTAAAGGGCATGCAGATACTTTAATTGATGTAGAAACTTTGTTAGGTCAATTAAATGACAAAATGTTAGAAGTAGAAACGAAAGGCGAAGAGAAAAGCTACTACAAAGAGCATCACAGAACGATTAGAATATTGTGGCATGTCATGCGGCAATTAAAAACTGAATTAATCGGAAGTGTTGAGGAATTCGATAAAATCAATACAGATTTATTCAATGAGGTTGTGAAAAATTGTGAAAAAGGGCAATAAAAAAAGATATATGAACTGCGAATTCATATACCTTCAAGAACAATTATTTATCTACTTATATTTTAACATTGAGTTCGTCTTGTGACAAGGGAGGTGAGAAGTTGTTATCTACTGCAGTGAATTATACAGAAACAATTAACAACATAATGCCTGGAGCGAAAATTATTAAGCTTACTGGATATGCAAAGGGCAATCAAGAGTATCAAAAAGCAAAAACACCAGTAGGTTCTTGGAAAACCACGCATTCATTAGATTGCGCCAAAATTGATGGATGGCTGGGGCAAGGTGGTTGGATAGGATGCGTGGTTCCAAAAGGTATTTTCATTGTCGACATTGACGATTCTAAAGAAGGTCAATTACTAAGGGAATTACTTGAAGGAGAAAACATTCATCATCATTTAATTAAAACCCCTAATGGTTGGCAGTTTATATTCAAAGACGAAACTAATTTAACGAAAAAAGAAGGTCAGTATCAGAATTACGTTAATCGTTTAGGGTTAACACAAGATACACGTGCAGCGGAAAAGGGGTATATCGTATTCCCAACCGAAAATACAGAAGGGCGTTATCTAGTTACCCAAAGTCTAGAAAAATTGGACGAGCTCCCACAGTTTTTATATAAAGCATGGAATGGTGCAAAAACACCTTCACCTATGAGTTATCCATATGAAACGAACGGTTCACGTGATGGAGATTTTTATGATTTAGCCAGAAGGTTATTAATTTGTAAGGTGAGCAAAAAGGAAGTATTGTCCAGTCTTAAATTGGCTCACAAATACTTTGTTTCCTTCAAAAAAGGTTTTCTTATTAAGGATATTACAAAGGTTGTTAATTCGGCCTATAAGAAGGTCAATGAAGGAAAAGCGGATGAGGGAATAACAAACGATAATGAGAAAAAACAAGATGATTCTATCATTCCTGTAAATATTCCATCCCCTTACAAAGTTAAAAATAATGCTTTATATAGAGTGGAAACTAAGGTCAAGAATGGAGAACTTGATGAACGGGAAATCATGGTTGCTAGACATGTTCCGATTCTAAAAAGAGAACTACATAACGTTGAACGTCAACAATTATATTACGAGTTAACCTGGAATGATAGAGGAAAGGTTGTTACTGAGATTGTTCCAGCTGGAGCATTGGTCACTAAGAGAGAGATGATGCCATTAGCGGATAAAGGATTTCCTTCAAATGATAATAACATAAAACAGTTAATAGATTACTTTGATAAGGTTTTAGCGTTTACCGAGATTGATAGAGGGCTTATGGTAGACCGTTTAGGTTATGTGAAAAGTGGTTTGGCCCATCCATTATTAGCAACAGATTATGAAATACTGCCTAATGATCAAGGAGAGCAGCAGCTTTTTGAATCATTCCAAGTAGCTGGGACAGTCCAAGGGTGGATAGATGAAGTATTTAATCGTATTAAAGCCCATCCGAGAGCATTATTTTTTGTTTTATCCTCATTTGCTAGTGTACTGCTTTATGACTTAAAAATAGATCCTTTCATTGTGGATCTTTCTAGCGGAACCTCAAAAGGAAAAACAAGCGTATTAAAAGTTGCCGCCAGCGTGTGGGGGACAAGTGAACTTGTAAATGAATTTAACGCAACTAAGGTCAGTATTGAACGTAAAGCATCCTTTTTAAACAGTTTTCCTTTGTTAATGGATGATAGCCGTAAAGCGGATGAAAGATTACTTCAATCCATTGTTTATAACTTCAGTGGGGGAAAGTCTAAAGGTAGGGGTTCTCTTAGTGGTTCGCAAAGAGAAAATACATGGAAAAATATCATGTTAACTACTGGAGAAGTAAGTCTAAATGAATATGCATCTAAAGCTGGGGGAGCTGCTGCTCGAATTGTAAGTTTAAATGATAGCCCATTTGAAGGAGTAGATTATATATTTTTCGCTGATTTATATAAGGGGCTAGAAACAAATTATGGAGTAATTGGTTTAGAGTTTTTAAAACAGTACCAAGTGCGTAAGAAGGAGTTGCTCCCATCTTTTTATAAATTTAAAGATTTTTATATGAATAAAGCACAGGGGAATGAGGTTTTAACAAGGTTATCCCTTTATTATGCAACAGTCCATTATGCAGGTAGACTCCTAAAAGAATTTTTCAAGGTTAGTGTAGATCTTGAGCAACTGGACAAGCTTTTTGACGAAATTGCCCAAGAAAATAAATCAATAGATAAACCAAAAGAACTATTGAATGAAATTTTAACTTACTTAGATAGTAATAGGGATGGTATTTATTATGACTATGCTCCCAAAAATATCAAAGCAATTTATAAGTTTAGTTCAATTTGTTTAACACCATCTTTTTTAAAAGAGTTCTTAGGACCAGAAGAAAAAAGGACTAGAAAAGAGTGGTTGAAAAAGGGATTTACTGTTCCTAATGTTTTAGATGGGAAAGCAGTTGATTATCAAAAAATTAGCCATAAAGGGCGAAAAATAAATGCTGTAACTATAAATAAAGAGATTGTCCAACAATTAGGTTTTGATTTTGAAGAAAATCCACCTAATAACTAAGGGGTACCAAGAGTACTAAGAAAATAAAGTTCATTTTATAGATTTGGTACTCCTAAAAACATTGATATAGCAAGTATTAAATACGAATAGTACTAAAAGTACCAAGAGTACTAAGAAAATAAATATATATATTTATAGATAAAAAACTTTTTTCATTTTCTTTTTCTCTATAAAACCCATATATATGTACTTCGAAAAAACGTGGTACTTTTGGAACTTTAAGAACTAAAGCGGAGAATATATTGATATGACAATGTTTTTGCGGAAGTACTAAATAAGAAATGCGATGGAACTGTCTAGAACTCTTGGTACTAATCAAATGAATAAGGATGATAGAAATGGCAACTAAAAAAGCTCCAATCGTATTAGCAATTGAAAGAGACGCAGCAGGAAACCTCAGCACATGGTGTCAATATTGTTCTAAATTTCATCATCACGGAAAAGGTGAAGGTCATAGGGATGCACATTGTTTTGAGGAAAATAGTCCTTATGTTCGTACGGGCTATGTTCTTAAGAAGATGAAACTATCGGGGAAAGAGGTTGTCAGAATGGGAACCATTAATGAATGAAATCGGAACAGATAGAAAGAAAAACGGAAAATTGAAAGGAGGGGAGTAAATGGCTAGTTTCTTTGGTAGGATATTCAACCGCAAAAAAGAAGAACCGCAGAAAACAGAAAGAGCCGATGTTATGAGTGGTGGGGCTGCAATATTTACGCCTTTTAGCGGTAATGCCTATGAAAGTGATATATACAGGGCTGCTGTAGATAGTATAGCGAGAAATGCAGCAAAGCTAAAAGGAACGCATGTTATAACGGCATCGGAAAAACGAAAAGACGGTGACTATTATTTAAACCGTATATTACAAGTAAGACCAAACCCTTATATGACGGCTTACGATCTGCTTTATAAGTTGGTAACACATTACTACTTATACAATAATGCTTTTGCATACCTGCAGAAGGATGACAAAGGCAATTTAAAAGCCATTTATCCCTTATTTGCACAGAGTGTGGAGTACATAACAGACCTAACAGGGGAAATGTATTGCCGTTTCTTATTTGCTAATGGAAAACAAGTCACATTACCTTTTGCAGAGGTATTTGTAGCAAGAAGATTTTTTAACAGTAACGATCTATTAGGTGATACAAACACGGCAATCCTATCCACGTTAGACCTTGCTCATACGCAAAATGAGGGATTAGGAAATTCTATAAAATCGAATGCAACTATTAGGGGCATATTGAAATACAACCAAGTATTAAGCCCCGACAAATTAAGAGAAGAAAAAGAAGCATTTACAAACGATTATTTAAGCGTAAGTAACAACGGTGGTATTGCTGCAATAGACAGCAAATATGATTATGTACCTTTGGAATTAAAGCCAGTTTCTATTGATGATAAACAACTAGATTCAGTGAAAAAGAAGATATACGAGTATTTAGGTATTAGCGAAAAAATTGTAAATAGTACCTATAACGAAGATGAATGGTCAGCATTTTATGAAAGTGTTATAGAGCCTTTAGCCGTTCAATTTTCTTTAGAACTTACAGAAAAGTTGTTTACCGAGCGTGAGCAAGCGTTTGGAAATTCAATCATCTTTGAAGCAAATAGGCTCCAATTTGCAAGTAATACAACCAAAACAAATATTTTAAAAGAGCTTACACCATATGGGTTATTTACCATAAATCAAGCTTTAGAAATATTGAATTTACCACCAGTTGAGGACGGCGACAAGCGACTACAAACATTAAATGTAGTTAATGCAGCAAAAGCCGATCAATATCAATTTAAAGAACAAGGGGGTAATGACCAATGAAAGAATTGAGAGTAGCAGAACTAAGAGCAGCCGATCCGGCAGGTGACAGCAGCCTTATTCTAAATGGTAGACCGATTGTTTACAATCAACCTACTACAATAAAAGCACCATTTGGGGAATATATCGAGATTATTAAAAGGGGCGCATTAGATAAAGCTGATTTATCGGATATTCGCTTATTGTATAACCACGATATGAGCAAAATCCCCTTAGCAAGAACACCTAAAACAATGTCCTTTGCGTTAGATTCGGTAGGATTAACAATGAGGGCAGAATTACCAGAAACCGAAGAGGGGAAAAGCGTTTATACGGCAGTAAGGCGCCAAGACCTATCGGGAATGTCCTTTGCTTTTAAAGTACCAGAAGGCGGCAGCCAATTTGATGCAAAGACAAACACAAGAACAATAACCAAAATTGAAAAAGTCTATGAGTTTAGTATTTGTCCATTTCCTGCATATCCTCAAACGAGTGTGGAGGCAAGGGCAGCTATTGAAAGTTCATGGGAAATGTTGAAATCAGCAGAAAGACAGGCATTAAAAATAAAAATTAATCAATTATTAATGAGGAGAGTGTAAGAATATGAAATTCACTACAGTAGCAGAGGCATTTAACTTTTATCGTAATCATTCTTTAGCAGAAATGGAAACAAGAGCAGCACAAATTAAGGGAACAGTTGAGACTGATCCAAATGCAGATATTACATCTATCAATATTGAGATTGAAGGGTTGCAACAAGCAATGAATAACAGTAAAGAAAAAGAAAAACAAGCACAACAAAGCCAAACTCAAACACCACCAGCAAACGAAGGAACGGCACAACGTAGCCAATTCAATCCGATTACTGGAATGAACTTTAACCAGGGGCAACAAGTACCAACAGAAAATATTTTTGGTAGCGCAGAATACCGCAGTGCATTCTATAAAACAATGTTAGGGCAAAAGCTTACAGATATTGAAACAAGAACATTTAATCGAGCGATGGAAATTCAAGAAGCGGAACACCGAGCAGATGCATTTAACACAACAACGAATAGTGCGGCTGTATTACCTACAACTACGTTAAATGAGGTTATCAAGAAAGCACGTACAATGGGCGGATTAATCTCACATTGCCGTAACTTTAATATCCCAACTAATATTAGCGTGCCAATTGGAACACCTTCTAGTAAGGCGCAATGGCATGTAGAAGGAGCACCAGTAGAAAGTGAAAATGTTGCAACGGCAACTGTATCATTTAAAGGCTATGAGATCATTAAAGTATTCTCAATCAGTGCTGCAGCTAAGAAAATGTCTATCCAAGCATTTGAAGCATATATGACTGATGAACTTACTAATTGTGTAATGGAAGCTATCGCAGATGCTTTAGTAAATGGTACTGGAAGTGGTCAAGGTACAGGGCTAGTAACAGGTGTTACATGGAATGCTACAAATAGCTTTGAAAATACAGGGAAGTATACAGACTTTACAAAAGCACTGGCTATGCTTAAGCGAGGATATGCAGCAGGGGCAAAATGGGCTATGAGTAACGCTACACTATACAACGAAGTATATAGCCTTGTGGATGCAAATGGACGACCTATCTTTATTGCGGATCCAAAGAATGAAAGCATTGGATACATTCTAGGTAAAGAAGTAGTTATTGATGACAATATCGAGGATGACACTATTATTCTAGGAAACTTCCAATACATGGGCTATAACATGCCGCAGGGTGTAATGATTGAAACATCAAGAGAATCAAGCTTTAAGAGTGGGTTAGTTGATTACCGAGCAATGGCAATTGCAGATACGAAACCACTTGTACCAGAAGCATTTATTAAACTATCTAAAAAGCAAGCATAAGCAAACAAAGTATGAAGGGGTATCAGTATAGCGCTGGTATCCCTTTTATTAAAGGAGTGAGTAATATTGTTAATTACCATAGAAGAGGCAAGGGATGCACTAAGGATAGATGGTGAAGACAACGACACGATCATCATTCCCTTATTAGAATCTATACCGTCATACCTCGAGGTAACAACAGGTAGAACATGGATAGAAGATGCACAAGTACATCCATTAGCACAAACAGTAACTAAATTTATCTTACAACTATGGTTTGACCCGCAAGGACAGGATAGTGAGCGACTTAAGCGCACTATAGACAACCTTTTAACCGCTTTGACGGCTTTAGGAAGGAATCTATAGGTTATGGCACATGATTATGCTAAAAGTTTCTATACAAGTAAGGAATGGGTCAAATGTAGGACTGGATTCATGCAAAGTAAGCACTATATTTGCGAAAGATGCGGTAATTTAGCCGTTATTTGCCATCATAAGACGTATATAAGCCCAAAAAACATAAATAATCCTGAAATAACTCTTAATTGGAGTAATTTAGAGGCTTTATGCCAAGATTGCCATAACAAGGAACATCATAGAACAAGTAGCACAACTGAAGGGCTAAAGTTTGATGATGACGGAAATTTAGTAAAAGCAACCCCCCAACAAATTTTTTAGATAAGCCTTTGGGAGACCGTAGAGGGGGGATTTCTTTTCCTCTCCACGATTTTTTGTATGAGGGGGTGGGATGAAAAATAAATTAAAGTAGGTGTATTTATGACAACTTCTAAGAAGAAAATAATCATTTCAGCAGATATGAGGAAAGTAAAAAAATTATTGAAGGAAATACCAGTTGATAGGCAGCCGATAGCACAAGGGATATATAATGAGTTGGTTTTCATTCAAAATACATTAAGCACTTTGAAAGAACAGGTAGAAGCAGATGGACCAACAGCTATGTTTAAACAAGGTAAGCAGGAATTTTTAAGAGAACACCCTGCATTAAAATCTTATAACACGACCATACAACGCTTTAGCCTTCTTTATAAGCAATTAATAGACCTATTACCACCAACAGAAATAGAATCGCAAAATGATGCCTTAATTGACTTTATAAAGGGGTAATAATAATGAATTATATAAAAGAATATTGGAATGCAATTAAAGAAGGGGAAATAACTGTTTCAAAGCGTATATTTAAGCAATATGAAAAGTTGGTTAATGAGATTGATAACCCAGAACGATTTATTTTTGATGAAGCAAAAGCAAATAAACCGATAGCATTTATAGAGCGTTTTTGTAAGCATAGTAAGGGGGAATGGGCCGGGCAGCCTGTTACCCTTGAACTGTTTCAAAAAGCCTATATAAGTGCCCTTTTTGGCTTTGTAGATAAGGATACAGGTTTAAGGCGATATAGAGAAAGTATGTTTTACGTTGCAAGGAAGAACGGAAAAACAACCATGTTAAGCGGCATAGCGTTATATATGCTTATGGCAGATGGAGAAGGCGGAGCAGAAGTTTATAGTATAGCTAGTAAACGAGATCAAGCCCGTATATTGTTTGATGAAGCCCACAACATGATAAAGCAAAGTCCTTATTTATCCAAGCATATTAAAAAGCGGAAAAGTGATCTGTATTTTCCTCTTACAATGTCTAGTTTAATGCCATTGGCCAAAAGTAGTAATACGCTGGATGGACTTAATAGTAGTTTAGTAGTTATTGATGAGTTGCACAGTATTTCAGACCGTAATTTATACGAGGTTATGAAACAAAGTCAATCAGCACGAAAACAACCTGTTTTAATTATGATTACCACGGCTGGAACGGTAAGAGGAAATATATTTGATGATATGTACGAGTATGCTTGTAATGTTGTGGACGGAAATTTTAAAGACGATACTTTTTTACCTATTCTTTATGAGTTAGACGAAAAGAAAGAATGGATTAATCCAAAAGCATGGCAAAAAGCAAACCCAGCGTTAGGATCTATTAAGAAATTAGATGATTTAGAGCAAAAAGTAATGAAAGCAAAGAACAGTCCGAACGATTTAACAGGATTACTCACAAAAGACTTTAATATACGAGATACCGTTCACAGTGCATGGCTTACATTTGATGATATAAACAACGAAGAAACCTTTGATATAGAGCAGTTTAGAAATTGCTATGCAATAGGTGGAGCAGATTTAAGTATTACCACAGATTTAAGTTGTGCAACCCTTTTAATGGTGGATAAAGATACTCAAAAACGGTTTATTCATCAAATGTATTGGTTGCCACGTGCAAGCTTTGAACAAAGGGTACAGGATGACAAAATACCGTATGATAAATGGCTAGAAAAAGGATTATTAAGGCTATGTAACGGCAATAGCATTAATTACAGCGATATAACGGCATGGTTCTTAGAAATGATTAATGCTTATGGCATAACACCTTTATGGATTTACTACGATTCATACAGTGCTAAGTATTGGGTAGAAGAAATGGAGCAACATGGATTTAAAATGGTGAGATGTATTCAAGGTGCTAGAACATTAAGCCTTCCAATGCAGCAAATGGGACAAGACCTAAAAGCGAAAAAAATTAATTACAATAACAGCCCTATTCTTAAATGGTGTTTAACAAATACAGGTGTGGAAACAGATCGGAACGGAAATATTGTACCGGTAAAGAATCAAGCCGCTAAAATGCGAATAGATGGAACGGCAAGCATGTTAGATGCTTATGTAGGGTTATTTGAGCATTACGAAGAATATTTAAGGGCGTTATAGGAGGGTGAAACATGCTACAAATGAAGGATAGAATTACTTTTCAGCAACTAAAGGAATATATAGACCCAGAAACAGATCGTCCAGTTAAGGATTGGGTAGATATTAAAAGCGTATGGTGTGCAATCAAGACAATTAAGGGTAGAGAATACATTTCAGCAGCATCTACAAGGGAAAATGTAGAAAAGACATACCGTTTTATTACCCGATACACCAAAGAAATAGACGATAGCGTTCAAACTAGGATAAAATATAAAGAGCGTATTTTTAATATGGAAAGTATTTTGAATGATGACGAAGCGAATAGAACAATGACTATTATTGGAGTTGAAACGACATGA